TTCCGGAACAGTACTAAAATTCATCGCATTATTGCCAATACAGGCACCTCAATTACCGTGTTTCCGGCGTTACGTCAGAACGTACAGGCAGGTGAAGTAATCCGCTATCAGGGGATCACTGGAACATTCATTATCGATATTGACTGTGATTTAAATCTGCCATCTAAAAACATTATGAACCTCAATATTAAAGCTACGGAGGCGTTATAATGAATCAGGCCGTATTTACAAACTCAGCACTATTGAAGTACTGGAACACTACCAGAGGCGGTAATAAAACACAGTTATCAGTATCAGAGGTTATGCAATTAGGCGTGACCGTTAAATGTGTTGATATCTATCCCGTTCAGGGTTCGGGTGTTCAGGCACTTCATCTAAATGATGGTTATATCGACCTTAATATCAACGGTAATCTTTATACCAGTTTTCCAGACTTCATTAATGACAGTTTTGGCTCATTCAGTGAACAGAAAGATATCAGTAATGATTCCATGTCATTCAAGGTTAGCAATGTATCACAGTCTTTCCAGGTACTCGCATTATCAGGCGGTCTGAAAAACGCACAGGTAAATATGTGGCTGACTATTTTGAATCCCGCAGACGCTACAGTACTGGATAATTCTTTAATGTTCAGTGGTTATATTGATTATTTCGAATCGATCTCTAATAACGATGATTTAAAAAATGAATTAACCGTATACGTCAATAGTATATGGAAGAAGTTAGACGTACAGCAGCGTACTTTAGCCGCTAACTCAGTACACCAAAGTACACATAAAAATGACGCGTACTTTTCATTACTAGGAAAAATTAACTCTCAGCAAACATGGAAGTATAAGAAATGAGAAACAACATAATTAAAATTCACAACATTGCTCAGGAATGTATCAGTACTGAATTCCTGTTAGGCCAAAATGATTGCAATATTCTGGTACTGAGAGTTATCGATCAGGTATGCGGTACTGCATATACCGATCTGGCTATGGGCAAATATAAGACAATCAAAGCAGGTCAGAAACTGTTCACTAAACACGAACTGGGTTCACTGGAAGAGATCTGTAAGCGTCATGGCGTACAGGTTGATACGCCTATTATGGGTGACGTCATGGTTAACGGCATTCACGGTTCGGTGGTACTGGATGGTAAGTACATTGCCCTGAATACTGACAGTACTGGATTTAACCTTGCAGTACTGCCCTGGCTACATGACTGGACGTTTTACCGGATCACTCCTGATGCAGGTACGGCAGGGGGTGCATAATGGGCGGTAAAATTTCGGGCATGAGTATTGTCGGTGCCCTGATCACGGCTGTAGCAGTAGCGGCAGCGGTCTATACAGGCGGTGCGAGTCTTTCAGCAGCGGCTGCATGGGGAGCCGGGGCGGGGGCGGCATCACTTGTTGCCACATCGATGTTGTCACAGATGCCGGGTATTACTCCACATACAGATAGTGCAACCACTCTAAGCCGTTCTACAAGCCCACAGACGGGTATACCTATCCTCTACGGTGAAAAGGTTAAATGCGGTTCAATCGTTAACTGGTACAACGTCCAGAATAGCAGCAGCCAGTACCTGTTTACGAGTCATGCCCTGGCAATGGGTGAGATCAACAAGGTCAGCCAAATCTGGCTTGATGACGAACCAGTACTGACTACTCCTGTCACTGTTGAAGGGGTAGTACCTAATACCAGTATCGATGCGAAATACCGTGATATTTTGCAGTTAGAGGTATATTTCGGAAAGCCTAATTACACGGCGGGTAAAGTACTGGCAGGTACTTATGCGGGTACTCAGTGGAATAATAGTACATTCAAGGGTAACGGGATTGTACAGATTTATACCGTTATCAAAAAGACTCAGAAGTCATTAGAAGATAATTTACTGGTCAACGATAGTTACGTATTAACGGCTGAATGTTCTGGTAAGAAAATTTATGATTTAGTTTCTGGAACTACAATCGTTTCAAATAACCCTGTGAACCAACTGTACGATTATGTGACCAATACAGAGTATGGCCTCGGTGTCAGTCCCGGTAATATCGATTTACCATCATTCCAGACAGCAGCACAGTACTGTACCCGTTATCAGATGTTTAGTAATGGTGCTATTGATTATCAGTCTACATATAAATCAAACATTGAAAAAATGCTGATGACTTTCGGCGGCATTACTAGTATTCATTGTGGAAAGTTATATTTGACTGTAGATATTCCGGCACTGTCAGTACAGACATTTGACGAATCAACAATTTTCGGTGAATTTGTCAGTACTACAAGTGGTATCAGTGACTACTTTAACACCATTGACGCTACCTGGAAGAACACCACGAATAACTACTCAGATGATATCTTGCGTATTCCGTCAGATATTCCTGCCAGTGATGTACTTACCAGTGATGGGCTTGTTATTGCTAAGAGTCTGGATTATTCCTGGGTCTATGATAAAGACCAGGTTGAACACCTGATTAACATCGAATTGCTCAAAGGCAAGTACAGCCATAACACGATCAGTTTCAATACTGACTCAGGCTGGGATCTCAAAGTTTGGGATGTAATCACGGTAACTCTACCGGAACATGGCTACGAAAATAAGCTGTTTAGGGTAGCGGGTAAATCGATTAGCACGAATACAGACAGTATCGGCATGGTTAACTTGCAATGTGTAGAGTATCACCAGGGGATTTACGAGGGTGTAGACGTACCGATGTACGGCTGGGAAGGTACATTACCTAAGCCAGTAGCAGTACTGCCACCGTCAAACCTATCTGTTGTTAAGAAGGGGGCAACGAATCAGGGGCAGACTGTAGTACTTTCATGGGCGGCTAGTGTTGATCAGTACTTACGTGGTTACTACGTGTATTACCGCCAGACAGGTACGCAAACCTGGACTTATGGCGGGAGCACGAACCAGTACGTACAGAGTTACGAGCTATACGGCCTCACAGCAGGCGTTCAATATGATTTTGCAGTAGCAGCATTCAACAACCTCGGCATTGTGTCAGACAAGGTGACACAGAACGGTGTTGTACCTGATTTCGCGTTTACCTTGCCTGCAATTACTGGCCTGAATCTGATCAACCGTGGCAGTACTGCCAATACTACAGACGCACTTGATTTTGTTATCGGGTGGGACAATCAGTCATACCTGAACGTGAACGGTAAGCCGTTCAGCGATTATTTCAACAAGTACGAAATCATTGTGTATGACACTGGCATGGTTAAGAAGCGGTCGTACTTCATCCAGGCTAACCAGTTCACGTACACATATGCAATGAACAAACTGGATACGCTCAGTCGTACCCGTACTTTCGGTGTTGTGGCATGGGGTCATAACAGCAGTATCTACAGTGCAGAAGCCCGTATCACTGTTACTAACCCACAATGTCCGGGATTAACAGGATTCACGGCTAACGCTGGCTATCAGAGCATCTTTGTTACCTACGATAACCCAGAGGCAGGCGTGAGCGATTTCGCAGGCGTACAGGTTCAGGTTGCCACGAACAGTACGTTCACACAGAATCTGAAATCGTTCGGTACTAACAGTCCGTTCATGCACAGTTTCCCGATTGCTGATGGCAAATACTATGTACGTGCAGGAGCCTATGACGAGTTCGGCCAGGATTCGATTATCTATACAGCGGGGATCTATGTTGATTTGCAGAGTAAGGTGAACTGGTCTGCACAAGATGAACAGTCACTGAACGATTTTCTACATCTGGACGACAAGATTAGTGATGCTATTGACGACGCAGTAACGCAGGCTAACGTGAACACCACTACTCAAGTGGGTGCATCAGAAACTAAAACGACAAAGTTGATTAACGACGGTGATAAACTAAATGCAACGGCAATAACCAATTTGCAGGCAACTACCGCAGCGAATTTATCAGCACAGGTAACTATGCTGAATAAAGCCATTACAGACGGTGACACGGCGAATGCAAGTAGTATTACCCAGTTGACCAGTAAAACAGCTACAGATATTAGTGCAGCAGTCACGACGTTAAATCAGACGATAACGCAGAAGGATTCTGCACAGACTACCGCTCTGAATGCCCAGGTTAGCAGTATCAACAGTAATATTACGTCCCAGGTTGCAACGCTCAATACGACTATTACAAACAAGGATCAGAGTCAGACGGCAGCGTTGACACAGGCCAAATCTGAACTGAACGGTTCTATCAGCAGTGTCAGTACTGCCATGACTACTAATATTGATGCCCTGAAAAATACCGTTAATAGCCATTACGAATTGAAGGTTAACGCTAACGGTACTATTGCAGGTATGGGTATCTATGCTGATGCAAATACAAAAGCAAGTGCTGTATATTTTGTAGCAGATGATTTTAAAATTATCACAGCTAAAACATCGGGTGCAGTATCTAACCCGGTAATTCCGTTTGCCGTACAGAACAATACTGTTTACATCAACAGTGCAATGATTGCTAATGCCAGTATAGGTCAGGCACACATTGCCGATGCAAGTATCAGTACTGGCAAAATTCAGGACGGTAGTATTAATAACGCGAAAATTGGTAATCAGATTAGTTCGAACAACTGGAATGACGCCTGGCCTGCAAATGGTGGTCAGGGCTGGTGTATTCGTAAAGATGGCACAAGCTATTTCAATAATGGTTATTTCAGGGGCAGTGTTTTTGCGGAGAATGGTTATTTTAAAGGCGACGTTTACGCGGAGAGCGGATATTTCAAAGGTACTGTAAATGCCTCGGGTGGTACTTTCACGAATGGCTATTTCAGTAACTGTACAATTGATAACCTGAAAGCGAACAGTATTCAGGGCGATATTATGCGTGTATTCCTGTTAGGCAGTGGCGGCATCACTATCCCAGCAGAACCACAGTTTGCCCGTATTCTGTCAATCCCATGCGTTCCGGTCACTGTAAAAGGCGGTTACGACGGAAATTACAACCCACCTAGAGAGTCTACTAATATTCGTGGTGTAAACATATATGCAAATGGTGCTGGCCTTGTATTCACTAGTGCTTCTGCATCAGGTCTATCATCCGATATTGCAGTGGGGTCGGGTACGATGACAATTCCAGCAGGCGTAGCGGTAACACTAACAATTGAACAGCGTTCTAACAATAATGTGGGTGCTTACAACGGTGCAAATATAACTGTAATCGTGGGTAGAGCATAAGGAGAACAAAATGATATCAGGCGATTTTAGGCGGGGGGCAACTCCCGCCGATGCAGTACGAGTACTGAATAGTCAGGGTAAAGTGTTTATTACAGATTTTCAATCAGAATTAACAAAACGATGCCGTGCATTATCGAAACAGATTCAGGATGACATCAACAACAGTGTTGAGGGTGGTTCTGTTGCGTTCACCAAACGGGCGATATTCTTCAATTTCCTACAGCATGGTAACGGAACCAGGACTAACCAAATCATTGTACGTGGTTCACAGGCTGCATATCTACGTTCAGTACTGACAGATGATCCGGCAACGTTTAACAAAATTATCCCAACGGCTAACGCTCGTATGACTGCACAAGGCAACATTGCAGGACTGCATACCCAGATGGGCAAGAAGTACAAGGTAGTGGAACAGAACGGTAAAAAATATTTGATTGATACCAGTCTGAAAAAGAAAAAACGCAGTAAACGTATTATCGGTAAGTATGAGAAGAAAAAACGCAATATGATTTATGACTTCTTTGATGAAACTGAACAAAAAGCGAGATTAGTGATAAATAATATGAAAGGAACATTCATATTCAGGAGAAACTAATGCAAGAACATTTCGAAGAAGAAGTAACACAAAACATCACATTAGACGGTTATGAAGTACTGATGTGTAACCGTCCATTCAATCAGGCGTTCATCGATTCTAAGTACTTCAAAGATTATGGGGTAGATGTCATGGGGCATGACTTCATGAATATTGCATTCATGGGTGACGATATGCCAGTACTGAACCGTGGTGATATTGTGAGTTGGCAGTACTATGACGATGTATATGAAGTACAGGTAATTGACGTATACAAATTGTTCGTTAAAGGTCTGGACATTCAGTACTACCTGGTACAATTAAAACAGCCGTTTTTACAATAAAAATAATAAATACTCTCAGTGCATTTGAGAGAGGATAATAATATGGATAAAGAAAAATTAATCAAGTTTGGCATTTATGCAGCGGCAGTAGTAGGACTTGCTGCACTGCATACAGTTGGCTTGCCATTATGGACAATCGTTACGCTGAGTCTATTTCTCGGGATTTGCGTATGATGATCACAGGAACATTAATTGCGGGTGTAAGTGCAACCGTGGCAGTACTGGGATTTGCATTTACACGATACCGTGAGTTTAAACAGGATACAGAGGCTCTGGAACGTCGCATTGGAGATTTACAGTCTGAACAGAAGTTATTGAAGCAACGTTTAGACAAGATTGAAAATGAGCAGGTAGTTTTAGAAAGTGAACTGAAAAACGTTCAGATGAAAATCAACGAAATTGATGTGAAACTTTCACGCGTATTGACCATTTTAGAATTGCAGCATGAAAAACAACTAAGGCCAGCATAATAGCTGGCCTTAGATGTTTTAGTTTGTTACCCAGTACAGTAATTGATCGATACGGTTCGGGGTCTGTTGGTACAATTTGCTGTTTTTCAGTTCTGCAATTGCAGTTGCATAATTTCGGTTTTTCAATGCTGCAAGATGCTTCACGAATTTTGAGTAGCCAGTTTTACCCAACTGGAATACAAGAATAGAAACTAATGCATTCCAACGTTCAGGTAAATCCAGATTGAATGAATCAGCATCACGCTTTGCTTTCTGGTAATCGACCAGGAGTAATTGATCGGCTTGCTGTTCTGTAATTCCGTTCACGAACTTACTACGTTCACTTTGTTTAACCAGATGACCGTACCCGATGGTTTCAAAACCTTCTGAATCTTTATAGATATGGAACATACCACTTCTGAAGTACTTCATTTTGGTCTGGTATTGTTTGGTTCCTTCAAGTTGTTTCAGTAACTCGATTACTTCTGTTTCGATGCTCATTTTGATGTTTCCTCATAAATATGTGTATGAACTTATTTATCAAGGAAGGTAAAAAAATGGCGTCAAATGCAGAACAAGATATGAAATGGGCAATGTGGTATCAGGATGAAGACTTCATTCCAGAAGAAACGGCGTGTTTCGTATATATAATCCAGTTTCCGAACAGCGGTGAATTCTATATTGGTCAGAAACGAGTATGGAAGTCGGTTAAAAATGTCTCAGAGATTAAGAGTACTTCTAAACAGTCAAACTGGAACGATTACACCAGTTCCAGTAAATCAGTGAACGAGCTGATCGAAGCGGGTGAACCGTATAAAAAGAGCATCCTGGCCTGTTATCCAACATATGCCGAAGCATTGCATTGTGAGTCAGCACTTATTTGTATGTTGTGTTCTCAGTGGGGCAGTTTGAATAAAGCGTTGATGGCGAAATTCAAGTTCACAGCAGGAATGGACAAAGAACACATGCAAAAAGTTCGTGAACTTTTGGAGGACTTAACATGATTGAGTTAATCAAAGGCTTGATCAGTAAAATGACAGGTGACGCTATCCCTTCACAGGAAGCTCATAGCAAGGAGATCGTTACAAGCAAGGGGCAGACTACAGTTAAGTCTAAAGACACGTCCTGGAAGCATTACATCGCGTATGTGTTCGTTTTTTTAATTGTGTACAACTACGTGATCATTCCGGTGGTACTGGCAGTGTTCGGCGTATGGTTGCCACCTGTAGTACTGGACGATGTGATCAAGATGCTGGTGCTGATATTGAGTGGTACATGA